CTGTTGGGATTGCTCCATATTGCAACCCATTCCTTACGCATCAGCAGATACTTCACGGCATCGGTGAGGTTGGAACTTTCCTTGGGCAGACGGTCAAAGGATAATTTATCACCCTTCTTCTCCTTGCGGATGATGTCACGGTTGAACTTATCCTTAGAGACTTTTGTCGGGCAGTTCTCCATTTCAGCCTTGGTGTTCTCGCAGTTGTGGCGGTCTATTAACAATGTGAATAGACGGTCTTTAAGTTGTCCGGCTAACAGTGCCATCATGAAACGATACTCCACGTCGGAATAGATGTCACCCTGCCCGCGACTCTTCAGAATAACGCGCCACCCGGTGGGCTGTCCCATGTTGTCGCGCTCGATGGCAGCCTTTATCTTCGTTGCCATGTCGGCACGCTGCTTCTGGTAGTTGTTCATCGCACGGTCGTAGTAGAGGTGCAGCACCTTCACACGCATTGGCTGGAAGTATGCCAGGAACTTGTCAGCAAGGTCGCGCTCGGTCTGTGGGCTGATGGTGTAGAGTTCTTTCAGGATTCGATACTGACGTGTACCCAGTTCTCGCTGCCCGAACACCATACTCAGCATGTTACCAGCATCCATGCCAGCCTCTAAGTAGCGGTTGCGGTCAATGTATCGTAAGACGGTGCAATCCTGCTGCCATCCATAGTCAAACTGATCGAGGACATCATTGTTATAGCCGTCTGCAAAGAAGTTATCGGCTGTAAGAGTAGGGTAGAACTTCTGGTTCGCTGACAACTTAGGACGAATGCTCAGGATGTTTGTCTCGAATCCCTCCAGTCCCTCCTTCATCTCGTCCTCGAAGAACTCCGTGCCCAACACATCTATATTGACAAATGTGGAACTCACCATTACCATGGTCACGCGGTTGCGTGCCTTGATCCATCGCTGCTGCCAACGCTCCATCAGCGCACGGGTACGCTGCAGGGCGGTGCGGTTGCGGGCATTGTCTTCCTCGTGCAGCTGCTGTAAGGCAACGGCATATTGCCGTTTGGTATCGTTGTAGATAAGACTTACCTTGATGAGCAGCTTCACCCGCTCAATATCCATGGACTTGATGATCTTGAAACACCAGTCATATTCCCCGATGTGGTTAGGGTTGGGAAGGTCGGTCGTGAATGTACGGGAGCGATACCATGGATTGTTACCGTACTTCGCATAATATCCGCGCACCGTCTTCAGGATGTTCGTGAACTGTTCCTCTTTCCAATATTTTATTTCATCGCCGAAGATGGCAACAAAGGAACGACCGGCACCGATGGACGGGCGGTCGAGAGAGAAGAACGTGACAGTAGCGCCATTATAGAAGGTCATGGTGTGCTTGTATGAGCTCACCACATTATACATCTGCCGCCTCCAGTTCTCCGGCGGTCGGATGTCAATCACGAAATCCCTTCCCTGCTCAAGTCCTAAGAATCGCAGACCTTCGAGCAGGGAGGGGATAACATTCTGGTGTAAGTTGCTGTATGTGTCGGCGATCCAGGCAAAGGGAGCACCGGGACATTCGGCAACCGCCTGTTTCAACCGTTCTGCCAATAGCTGGGTGGTCTTAGCAGAGGCACGACCGGCGAACCACCAGCACGCCCACGGCATACAGAGGTTCAGCAGCTGGGTGGTCCAGTTCATGAATCTGAGGTCAACCAGCTCAGGATCTTTCTTTATCTTCGACCGTCTGCTACTCATCTTCCGTGATATTCATCGTATCTTCTAACACTTCCTCAATATCCACAGGGTTGACCCCTGCATCACGCTTGAGCCGTTCCTTCTGTTCTTCTCCGACATTCAGGTTGTCGATAAGATCTGCAACACGGTTGCGGTCGATGTTGGGTAGTCCTAAGTGCTTACCCGTCAACTCATACACCTTGATTTCCTTATATCGGTCTGCCTTATCCGGCTCTTCTGGGTCGGGCATGTCAAGCTGCTTGAACTTATAGGCAGATTCCATCATCCGGCGGTAGGTCTCCATGTCGTCGGGAGTGATACCCTCGGTCTTCAGGATGGCTAACGCTGCATTACGCATCTCTTCAAACATCAGATTACGCCACGCCTGACGGGTGACGTTATCATCCGCATAGAAAAGGTTGACCGCTTCATCCATCATCCGCGTGGCGGTACGACGGGAGCAGTTGAAGGGCTGCACCATGAGAAAATGAATAGCTGCTGACCGACCATACTTGCGATATACACCCAACTGAGCGAGCAGGGCATTGTAATAACTCTGTTCTTCCTCGTTCAGTTCACCCTTGAATCCTTCTTGGGCGTAGTCCTGAAGGCGGTCGAATTGTGATTCGTTGAATTGTGTCATACTTCCATACTCATTTCCGGGAAACAAATCTCATCTATATTGGTTGCCAGGGAACGACTCTTTCGTGTCCTGTCCCACCGCAATGCCTGAGTGGTATTCTGGCCACTGGCTGCATCGGCGGCCATCGTCATTCCCTCCTTTGCCGACTGCTTGAGCTGTCCGCGCTTGTAGTGGTAAGCCAAAGGAGAGAAGGGGAGGAAGAACCACGTCTTGAACTCCCCGAAGGGAATCTTATAGAACAGGGCTATCTGCTTCGGGGTGAAGCCGATGCCCGCCAGCCGCTCGTATTCGTCAACGTCAATCTTGTTGAACCACTCAGGAACCGCATTAATCTTGGGGTTTTCCTGACGGAACCTTACCACATCGAAATTCATACACTTTCTTTGAATTGAGAAATATATACTGTTCTTCTAAGGCGTTCTCACCATAGTTGCCGGAACCCTCCACCACGAAAGCACCCATCGGCGTGTCCATACAGGTTATCTTTTTGTGGGTCCAGGCGAAGGATAATTCTATCGTCCCGTCGTTCATGAGCGACACCAGTCTGTTATAGACATGCGGCATACGATAGCGCAATGTCTCACTGATATGCAGATGAATGCCGCCGATCATCCCTTTGTCGAGGTATCTGAGAAGTGCATTGATGACTCGCTCATTGGTGGAGTAGGTGGCAATGTAGACATGATGGATATGTCCGACTGCTTTCAGGACGTGAACAATGAAGGTGAATGCCGTGAAGCTCTTGCTCGTCTCAATGAAGAATATCTCACCGGGGAGCGGCAACTTACCCGTAATCTGTCGCAGAGAGTCAACCTTGAACATCATCTCTATGTCGAAGGCATCGAGGAAGCGGCGACTCTTCAACCGCTCAGCCTCCAGTTCCGACAGATCGAAATAGTCACTCGGCATCTTCTCCCAACAACCGTTTTATCTCAGCTAACTCGGCCTGATAGCCACGAATCTTTTCTTTCCGGGCAATCTCCAATGCCGGTTTATCACCTTTCCTAATCTCATGCTGCACCCTCCAGATGTTCTTCCTGACGCGCTCCTCACGACGGATGAGGTCTTTGACGTTCATCGACCGCAACAGCTTCAGATTCGAGAACTGTCTGAAGATGGGGTGATGACCGAGAATCCGGCGGTGTTGCTGGTAGTAGTTCAACTCATCCCACACGCGGCGGTTCTCGATGTAAGAGTTCACCACCCGACGCGCCACGTCCGTACATTCCTCCGGCGTGGATGCAGTCTGCAGCTGCTTGTATGCCTCCGCATATTCGTGGTAAGCTGTGATGCGGTCGGTGACAAGTGCCTTCAGTTCCATGGGACAATCGGGAGAGGCTAAGAAGGGAAATTCCCCTCTCAGCCTCCGTTCTGCCCGCAGAGGTTGGCTCGTCCCCTCCGCGTCGGGGCAGTGATTGTTGTTACTATGGTTTACAGGTGAGTTAACCCTCAGCCTATTACTGAGCTTCATCTTCTGCTTCTGTTGCTTCGGGGAATAGTCTCCCGAGAATCTCCTTACATATAAACTCGTTGCACTCCTTCACCCAGAGGAACTTCTTCTTTCGGGCATAGTTGATTGCGACAGATGGGGAAGGTCTGCTTGATACGATAGGCAACACCCACGGGTCGTTCTGCCAGTTGAGCAGCATCGGACGCACATCCTGGTAAATCAAGTTGCAGTAGATCTGCCGGAAGTCAACCACAGCCGGGAAGTGGGGTGACAATGCCTTGCTCACTTCACGGGTGAAGGCGTAGAGTGGGGTGTGGGCGTCGTAGTTCTCCACACGACTCCGATAGTCGTACATGTCAGCCAGTACGTCGATGAGGACTCTGTTAGGCGGTTCGGGTAGTGCCTTGTTGATGGCTATGTCTGCCAGTGTAACGGGTGTAGCGATCATCATGTGGTCGGTCATGATGATGACACGCTCACTGGGAATGTCCGTCAGGGCTTCACGGATGATTTCTTTCTCGGTCTTTCCTTCCACGCTGATGAAGTCCTCATGTGGCAGCCATGTGGGTTTGTTCGTGCCTGTC